CTAGCTATGAAAAACCTCCCTAATTCGGGTATCCCAGAAGAACTAATAGAACCTGCTATTAAGATTCTTATAGATGGGTTTAGAAAAATGGAGTATTATGATATAGATCCTAAACTGCCAATTGAATACCAAAACATTTCATCATGGAGATTGAAGGAGTTTCAAGAAATCATCGAAAAGATGCAAATTTCACTTCGTGACCTTGTGGATGATTATATGAAAAAACAATACAAGTTTAGATAAAAATAAAATGAAAAAATTCAAGCAATGTGTTTGGTTGTATTGGATCAAACCTTGGCATCAACTTTAATAAAATGAAAGAACTCCAAAGATTTAAAGAATTTCTTAACGAAAATAAAAAAAATGAGTTAAGATCCCTTATCCAAGACCTTACAAGTTTTGAATCCAGAGCTTTTGCAGACGATATAGGTGTTGATGTTGAAGATAGAGCACAAATGGAAGAATTTCTAGCATCTATTTCAGACCAACAAGCAGACAGCCTCATACAAAGTATTAACTTTGGTAAGTATGGTCATATGGCGAGTAAAGGATTCAATGAGGATAAAAACGAAGAAATAAATGAAGCAACCTTTTCAAACCAAGAAATTGTTGCCAAAGTAGAAGAATTTATTAATGGTCCCTTAAATCAACTAAGAAAAGAAGTATATGATTGGTATAATTCTTTTGATCCCTATGGACCGGAGAAGGATGATGAGAAAGCATTTTATCTTAGATATGCCCTCTCAGAAGCCAATAAGGAAATAAAGAAAGCACTTACAGGAGTGAAAAAATTAAAGTGAAGCTCGAAAAAATATATAAAAATATATTTGAGGTAGAGGTCGGCAATAAATTATTTGCCGACCTTGACGCGGCTAAAACAGCATCAATGGACAAAGGCTTCAATAGAGATTTTAAAAAATGGGTAGAAAAAGTATACGGACCAGATTACGAAATCAACACACCCGAGGAAGAAAAAATGTTTTGGGCGTTAGGAGCATATTTTGGCGACGCGGGTAAAGGAAAAGAGTTAGGGGCATATGTGGATGATTTAAAAGCACTCAAAGCCCAATTCCCTAGAATGTTAAATCCCGAGGGAACTACACTCCCTAACGATGGGTATGCTTACCGTGGTGCTAAAATGCCTATCGAACAATATGAAAAACTTATCCGAAAGTCTATCCCTAATTGGGGAACTTTCACCCAAACCGCCCAAATAGATAACCCAGGTATAACATATAAATCCAGAGGTCAATATGGGTTTACTTCGTTTACTACCGAGTTCCCCCAGGCTGTTAAATTTGCTAACTCGTGGAAGGAAAAAGGCGATTACGTTAACGTAGTATACGGTGTTAAACTGGATAACCCCAACCTTGTAATAAACCCATCGTTTGCCAACGCAATGTCAGAATATTACGAAGATGAAACGTTATATGTTGGCAACTCAATCACACCCGACGTTATTCATATCGTTGATCCTCGTTTTGTTGCTAACGTGCTGTACGATATAAAAGCTTACGAGGAAGAAAACGATCTACCTGAGTTCTCTGTTAGGGTAGCCGATTTTTACCCCAATTGGGCTAAAACACACACTCCAAGGCTTGAAGATTTTAACCTCGACGGTACTCCTAAGAAAAAAGAGGATAAAAAGGTGCGTTTAGATAAAAAACCTCCCGAACAACAAGCCAAAATCGACAAATTAAAAGCTCTCCAAGCTAAAAAATACGCAAAGAACGAAAATATTAGCTTATATAAAGTATATACGGAGATACTGAATGAGGGAGTCTGGTCAAAATCTGCTTTAGCGAAGATGAGAGCCACTCCTATGGAAGGTAGATATTTTATCACCGATGAAGAAGGCAACATACTCGAAAAAGGTTTAAAAACTGATGCTTCTGTAAGAGCTTTTTTTACTGACGGTGCTAAAATGGGTGGTTACCTTGGAGGTAAAATTCCTCAAATTGTTAACGTTCACGACAACAAAAAAGGTGGTGATGTTGTTAACCAATACTTTTGGGGAGGTAAAAAAGGAATTATTATCGACAAATTCCCAAGTGGTCAATATGGTGTTATTGATCCTCAATACGTAAAATACCAAGATAGCATCGAGGAAGTATATACGGAGATATTAATGGAGATAGGTGAGCTGGATCCTTCTAAGGCGTTACCTTACGAATTAACTTACGATGATACTCGCTCTGTACCTGGTGATTATCGTGAACCTGGTGGTCCTCGCTTTGTAAAAGGAAAACAAGAATATGCTTTTCACTTTACGCAAGATCAAGATGGCTATCCAAGTAAAAAAATAATGGTAGTTAAACTTGTTTACGAAGGTAATGGCAATGTAAGGATTGATTTTAATCCTGTTGGGATGGGTGAAATTCCTATTTTAGGCGATTCATATAAATCGGCTTATACTATTATGAATACTGTGGGTACCATTGTAAAACAATCGCTTAAAGACACTTTAGAAAAAGGTAGTACAAAAACTTTAGTCACTGCTGCTAAAAACGAGTACGATAAAAAGAATCCTGAGCAAAGGCAGCAAATGTATACATTATTTATCAAAAAAGCATTTCCGGGTGCTGTTGTTAGCAAAAGTGGTATGTTAACAGCATTACCTGATGATTATGTTGATTATTTATAATGAGTAAACATTCTAATCTTCCTTACCACCACTATGTTAAAGTAGATAATAGTTATTTAGGCCCTAATATGCCTAAAGGAACAACAAATGCTATATGGCATGCTGTGTATGGAAGAGAATATCAAGTTTTGCTTTGTCACGTACTACTTGAAACAGGAGCACATTGGAGTGGATTACCTCTTCAAGCTATTTCAACAACAGATGATTTTTCAATAACTCACGAAATGCTTATGCCTTGGAAATGCATGGGAGAAAGAATGGATGTTGTTTTATTTGATTATTTAAATGGACTTAAAGTCACAACAAGAGCAGGAAAAGGGAGACATACAGGAGTTATAATTGATTGGAAAGATGGATATAGTAAATATCCTCAAGAACATAAACCTTTAAATTTAGTTGCTTTAAACAGTGGACAATTTAGTTTATCTCCTAACAATTATTGTTTATTTGAGGATAGTCATTTTACTTCCGAAGAAAAAAAAGATGAATTAAAATCATATTTAAGAGGAGAAGAAATATATTGGGAATAAACACCTTTTATGTCATATTTATACACATGAAATATATTTTATTATTTTTAGCTTTAGCTTGCATTGGATGTTCTAATACTCAAGAAACATGCTCTGCTTATGCTGTTGAAAAAGAATGCTGCACACAATGAAATTACTAGATATACTACTAGAAAATACTCTCGAATATAAAGTCGAGTTTGTCACTATAAAAGATAAAGATGTAAGCCAAGGAAGTGCTTCATACAAAGAATTAGCTGATGCTAAAAAATTCTTTGATTCACTAACAAATGATCCTGAAGTTTACAGAGCTGAGCTAAAAAAAGTAATGGGAGCTGATTCTAGCCGTAATATGGCTGGGGCTTCTTTTACAGGTGGGACTGAGACTATTGAAAGACATACACACCCAGCAACTAAAGGAGTTGATCAAGGAGGTAAACACTCTAGTGAATTAACTCCTGCAGAATTAGATATAAGAATATTTGCTAATTCAAGAATGGGTACTGCAGCTAAAAAGGGATTTAAAAGTACAGATGGAACTTATAAGTACTTAGAAGAAGAAACACGATAATGGCTAATTTTACAAGACTACAACTAAGGACTTATCAAACCGATACTTCTAATTTTTCGGGAGCTAGAAATTTTAGTCTTGAAAATAATTTATCTACTACTGCTTATTTTAATATAGAAGGAGTTAATGGTAAAGATATTTTTAATTCTGCTTCTTTATCTTCTTTAGTAAATTGCAGCGTTGTTACAGAATCAATGCACGCTGGATTTATTATAACCCCTAATAGGGAAAGAAGTGGATTTGATAATGTATCTGGGTCAGTTGATCATGATATTAATGGGATTAAGGATTCCCTTACAGGTACTTTTTCAGGTTCTAGGAAATACTTAACAGCTGCTAGTCTATTATCATCTTTTACTGACGTTTCGGCTTCTGTGGGGACTTATAACAATGTTAAATCCTTTAATTTTAATCTAACTGCTTCTATTACATTAGATACTACTGAAAGTATAAGTACTATTTCAAATTTAACGGGAGAAAGTGCTTCACTAGCTATAGGAGATATAATAATATTTCCATCTGAATCTTTAGGAGCTACTACAGCAGATGGAAGAGATGCGGAATTCACTTTAACTGAAACTACTTTTACTTATACTGGGGTTTCTTCTTCTAACGCTAATGTAACTGCTTCTTTATATTTAATAGAATCTACTTCTTTAGGAACAGTAACAGTTACTAGTCAAGGACAAGAATTTACCACAGGTGATACTATAATATTTCCTTCTCAATCATTCGGTGCTACCACTGTAGATGGAGAAGATATGACTTTTATTTTAAAGTCAAGTGATATAGTGTCTAATGGTACTGCTTCATTTGTATTTACTCCTTCTGTTACTATTGCAAAAGAAGATGTTAGGTTTATAGCTTCTAATACTTTAGTACTATATCCCACTACAAGTATAGCTTATGGAGTTAATTTAGATACTAACGCTTAATTTCGTCATATTGACGTCATACGAAAGGGATTGCCTCGCGATCCCTTTTCGTATCTTCATGGGGTAAAGTTAAGCACATGAAAAAATCGATTACACAAAAAGTTTGTTATACCGGTTGGCATGGAAGCACGACCCGTGAAGAGTTGAAGCCTGAGTATTTTGTTGATAGCGGTAGTTTGGCAGCGAGTCAAAGTGAGTTGGCAAAGCGTGAAAAGAATGATTGTGTTGTTCGAGCGTTTATGAGTACTCTTGATTTGCCTTATGAGCGTGCTCACGGTTGGGTTAAGAAAAATTTGAAGCGGGAATTTCGTAAAGGTACTTACACCACAGCATATATTAAGGATGTGCTTGGTAAAACCAAGAATGGCTTTAAATTGAAGCCATATGGTTGCCACCCAGACTTTAAATATGAAATGAAAGCAAAGGGTTTTAAAGTGATTACCAACCCTAAATACAAGAATAAGAAGGTTGGTTACACGTTGAAGTCATTTATTGAAACCCACCCTAAAGGTCGTTATTTTGTAATTCTTGAGCGACATGCTGTTGCAGTTGTAAACGGTGTGCTTTATGGAAACCGAAATGAGCAGCGCTCAGAGCTTTACCGCCGAGTGAATTGGGTGATAAAATGTGAGTCATAATTTCTTCATATTAGAGGTTGGATTCACAGGAAACCGTTCGTATATTCATGGGGTAAGATTGAGAAAAAAGAAAAAACCAAAATTCAATTATTATGAGTGATTTGATGTTCCAAGCAAACCAAGAAGTTGAGTTCTTGACTGATGAGCAAATTCGCAAAGCTTGTCCTGTTGCCTTTAGCCAAAAGGCGAGTGGAGAAGTAAGTGAATATTACACACACATTCCAACTAACCGTGTTATTGATGACATGCGTGAATTGGGTTGGGGTGTTATTGAAGCAAAGCAAGTTTCAGCTCGTAAAGCAGCAACTCAAGGTTTTCAAAAGCACATGATTGTTTTCCGCCACCCAGATTTGATGGTTGAAGGAAAAGATGGTGATAATGTTTGGCCTCAAGTGATTATGACGAATTCACACGATGGTAAGAATTCGTTTACGTTCCAAGCAGGAATGTTCCGATTTGTTTGTTCAAATGGGTTGGTAATTGCCGATGAGGAGTTTGGTTCAATGAAAATTCGCCACATGGGTTATGATTTTGAAACCTTGCGTGAAACTGTTAATGAAATGGTTGAGAAATTGCCTCTCACTGTTGAAAGCATGAATCGTTTCAAGAGTACTGAATTGACTCAAGACCAAAAGTATGATTTGGCTCGTAAAGCCCTTGAAACTCGATTCAAAATTCAAGAGGATCAAAAAGTTGATCAAGTTTACAAGATTAACTTGGATGAGTTTTTGACCCCAGTCCGTAAAGAGGATGCAGGTAATGATTTGTGGAGTGTGTTTAATCTCGTTCAAGAGAAAGTTGTTGAAGGAGATTTCGAATACATTTCAGGTGTGAAATTGCGTAAAGCTCGTAAAATTAAGAACTTTAAGCAAGATTTGGATGTAAATAAAAAGCTCTTTGAAGTTGCAAAGGAGTTTGCAGCATAAGAGCAGTTGCCATGTTGTTTGAGGGGGGAGTTGCCAGCTCCCCCCAATAACGCTAATATTTAAATCAAATGAATCAATCAGTCGAAGCAATTTTAGAACAAGCAGACATTTATGGTTTGCGCAGTGAAGTCAGAGCAACAGCAATGGCTATTGTACGTGAAAATCCATCCCTTCCTACGGGCTCAGCATATATGATGGCAGCACAAGAGTGGGACGTACTCTAAGCTGCTTTTGCCGGTGTGGCGGAATTGGCATACGCGCTTGACTTAGGATCAAGTTATTGGGGGTTCGAGTCCCTCCACCGGTACAATTAGTCATATTAAAGTCATCTAATATTTATAGATACATTAGGCACTTTTATTATCTTCATGGCATGAAGAACATGATGAAAACATATTTGAGTTTGCTCCCAGGTGAAACCAACGAAATTAAATTTATGAGTATGTGGTTTAATTGGGTTATTATTAGTAAGTTATTTACATTATTTTTGTGAATTTTAGAAAAGTAAATAACCAAAAGGTAAATCCTGTTAACTACACAGCTAAAATTATACAGGAAAATCCTTTTGTAGAAACCCACATTGGAACTGATTCACAAAGAGTAGGAGAAAATATTAATTATGTAACAGTAATTGCATATCGTTATCCTATGAGAGGTGTTCATTATATTTATTGTAAAGAAACATTTCCTCCTATTAAGGATGATTGGAGCAGGTTATGGTTGGAGACAGAACGCACTATGCAGGTTGCAGAACTTCTATCAGATAACCTTCCAGGAATTCGTTTCGAAATTGACATGGATTATAATAACGATGAATATTTTATGAGTCATAAACTGGTTTCAGCAGCGAGAGGGTGGGCAAGATCTTATGGTTATAAGGTTAATATAAAGCCTAATAAGCAAATCGCTACACGAGCCGCCGATTATCATTGCAGATGAATTACTGGATATATACAACAACTTACAACAACCTAGAGGTTAATTATATTTATGTTCGATAATGGACATTAACAAAATATTTGGGACATTTGGTTCCTCTTCTAGAGATGATAATGGGTTTGAACAGCCCTCATTTTTGTATGCTTATAGATCAGACGAAGAAAATCATCCTAGATATTATATCAAGATGTTTATTAAACTAGTACTTAATTATACTAACTATAATACCCAACTTATTAATTTTTTTGGTAAAGCTGATCCTGAATTAGATATTAAAGAAATAACTCAAACTGGGGAAGCAATGTTATATGAAAGAGCCCTTCAACATTTAGAAAAAATTGATGTTCAAGACAAATATCACATTAAAATTTTGTTTGAAGAGGCAAATGGTAAGCTTAAAGAGTCATTAAACAAATCATTAAAATATTTTGAAGGAGAAGAAGAGTATGAAAAGTGCGCAGTTCTTAAAAAATACCTTGATTTCTTAAATTTTTCATCATAACTTCAGTTATAAATTATAAAACTATGCATTATAGACAACACATCCAACGCAAACTCGAAAATCTCGAAGCAAAGTTGAAACATATCGAATTTCACAATGGTAGAAACAATAAACAAGAGATTGAATCTGCCCGTAGAGAATGCGAAGATTTGGTAGAAGAGATTAAAGCTGCTATTGAGCGCGAACCTCAAACATCTAACGAACTTAATAAGTACTAAATGAAACTTACAGCTGAGCAAATTCAAGCAAATTGGGAAGAATTCTGCGATAATATTGAAACTTATATTTCATCACCTCGTAAAGAAAAACTTCTTGAATTTTATGAAAAATATACCGAACGCATTATGATGATGCCTGCTGCTCATAAAAAAGAATATCATAATGCTTTTCCGGGTGGTTATGTAGAACACGTAAATAGAGTTGTTCGTTGTGCTCGTAAACAAGCCGAATTGTGGAGTGCTGAAGGAGCTGATATGTCTACTTTTACTGAGGAAGAATTAGTATTCTCTGCTATTAATCACGATTTGGGTAAAATGGGTAGTGAAGAACACGAATCATATATTCCTCAAACAGACAAGTGGAGAAAGGAAAAACTTGGAGAGGATTATATGTTTAACAACCAAGTCCCTTTTGCATCAGTTCCAGATAGAGGATTATACTTACTTCAATCTCACGGTGTTCAATATACTTTTAATGAGATGCTCGCAATTCAAACCCACGATGGTTTATATGATGAGGGAAATAAAAAATACCTCTTTGCATTCATGCCAGAGCAAAAACCTCGTACTTCTCTTCCATTTATCCTTCACCAAGCTGATTTAATGGCAGCCAGGATTGAATTTGAAAGAGAATGGTTGCCCAAATTTAAAAATTCCGTGCCCCCCCAAGAGGAGAATTTTACATTGAAAAAAGAAACTAAGAAATCTACTAAAGACAAAGCACTCTCACAGCTTGAAAGTAAAGGTCTTATGGATTTATTTGATAAATTATGATAGAAACAGTCGTCATCAGTATATTAGGGGTTTTGGTTGTGGTCTTAGGATTCACAACCTTCAACCTCTTACGTAAAAATGAAAAACAAGAGGATATACTCGCAGGGTATATTACCTACTTGGATCAATTAAGTAGAATTATAGAAATCTCTGATGAAAAGCTTAAAAAAATAGATGAGCGTGGAATCTTTAAAAGCGATGACGAAATAGGATTTATGTACGAACAGATTAAAGAACTTCAGAGAATTCTATCCAACTTTAGGGTAGATAAATTATGAGTGAAGAAATAAAAAGAAAAAGAAAAAAGAAGACAAAAAATCAATATTTTACACAAGCAACAGAAGATGCTATAGTAAGATATAATAATTGTACTGACCCCGAAGAGCGTAGTGAGATCTATCGTAAGGAGATTCATTATGCTTTTTTTAAACTAACCGAAAATATAATTCACACCTTCAAATTTTATTATACAGAAGTTGAGGAAATTGAACATCTTCAACATGAGGTAATTACATTTTTGTTAGACAAAATCCATTTATATGATCAAACACGCGGAGCAAAAGCATTCTCATACTTTGGGACAATTGCTAAACGATATTTGATTATACAAAATACTAAAAACTACAAAAAACGAGTAGATAAAGCCCCAGTCGAGGAATTATATCACAACTTAGAGTATTCCTATGATTTAGATTATAATCCTCTAGAAAAAGACCATCTATCAGACTTTATAGATGATTATGTATATTATTGTACTAAAAATATTTACAAATTATTTCCAAAAGAAAAAGATGCTATGGTAGCAGATGCTATTTTAGAATTATTTAGAAAAAGAGAAGTAATGGATATTTTTAATAAAAAAGCTCTTTATTTGTGTATTAGAGAAATGGTAGATGTTAAA